TCGTACAGCGCCCGGGTCGCGATCACGTCCTGCTTGGCGTATTTCGCCACCACGTGCACCGGAGCACGCGAGATATTCGGCATCTGCGCCGATCGGGTAGCGCGACCGCCGAACAGCTTCGCCATCTCCTCGTAAATCTCCTCGTCCTTCTGCTGCTTGCCGTACTTGCGAGCCAGGAAGTCGAGCGAGTAGGTGGGCTCGTGCTCGTTGATCAGGGCACCCCGAATCATCGTGCAGTCGATGCGGTCGGGCGGCATGACGAATCCGGCCTCGCGCAGGAAATGGTAGTCGAATTTCAGATTATGACCCACCCACACCCCCACACGATCATCCTTGGCCAGATCGCTGAGCCACTGGATGACCTGCGGGTCGGTGCGGATGTCCCAGTACATGGAGTCGCCGTTGGGCAGGGCGATGGAAATCCCGAATACTCGGTCCTCCCACCACTTCAGCCCGGTGGTCTCCGTGTCGATGACCACGTAGGGCACGCGGTCGATGCGGGGAAAGGCAGTCATCAGAACGGAATGTCTTCGTCCACGTACGTGTCGCCCTTAGGGGGCGCGGGCCGGGAGGAGCCGCCCTGATCCTTCGGATTTACCTTGATCGAGAAGTATTTCCGGCCCTCGAACTTGGTGCCGGGGCGACCCTCGTTCACCCAGGCGGACAGCCAGTAGTCGGTGCCGCCGACGTTGATCGAGCCGGTGAAATCCGGGTGCGTGTCCTTCTCCTTGCGCTCGTTACGCGCGAGAATGCCCGAATTGGTGTTGTCGTATTGCTTGCTCATTTGGTCCTCTATGTCAGTGAAGGTATAAGTATACCACGGGTGGAATAATCGATCAATCGCTACAGTTTGAATCCGTTGTGGCCCTCCACAATGTCGAGAATGTTCTTGCTGCGTGTCATGCCGACGTAAAAGACCCGGATCTCGTCGTCCGGGCTTTTCTCTGCCGTCTGCTGCACCCGGGTGGTCATGTCCGTGAGCAGAATCACTTGCTCCGCTTCATGACCCTTAGAAGCATGGATAGTAGAAAGACGAATAGTAGGTTCCGCATCAAGGTCAGCATCCGCGTAAAAGTCAACGGCCCGGGCGGGGACGTTGAGGCAGACGTAGAAGGGCCGATCGACGAGGAACTTGTAGTCACCGTCGTCCATTCGTTTAAGTGCGTCGGCAGTGGCAATGTTGTAAATAGCGTTACGCTCTCCGTCTGTAATGTGGCCCCCGCGCTTGAGCTTATTAAAGGCGCGGACTCCGGCGGCGTACTTGTTCTGGTACATACCGGGGCGACCGGATTCGCGGGAATACGGAATGCGCCTTTCGATGAGCAATTGCTCAACTTCGCGCAGGACCGAATGCGTCCGTCCCAGAAGTAGCGTATCTTGCCCGTGCCGGATATCCACCGAGTTGATCGAACCGTGTAGGCGGACCAATCCCAGATGTCCTTTGGAACTGAATTCCTTATCCACTCGGAGCATGACTCGATTGATGAGCGCTTGAGATCTTTCGTGGACTGCAACAGGAAGTCGATGCGAGAGCGACAGAACGTGGCTAGTACCCTTGTGCCGGTCCGTGAATCGTGCCATACCGTGAGGGTCTGCTCCTGACCACGTATAGATGGCCTGATCGTCGTCGCCCGCGAGATGCACCTCGTGTGCTCGCTTGCAGATCTTGTCGACAACAGCCCACTGAAGAGGTGATAGGTCTTGAGCCTCGTCGACGAATACGACTTCGGCATCCGCACGGATACCACCTTTCGCCGCTCTCTCCAGCATGTCGGTGAAGTCGTAATATCCGTATGTATGTTTCCAATTAGCGTACGCGCGAACGAACATCCCGAACTCTGCTCGCGTGCCCGGGCGATCGGAGATGTCGTAGACCTCCTCCGGTATGCTGAACGTGCTTCGCGCGTAATTGAGTAGGTCGAGGTAGAAGTCTCCATCTGCACGCTCCTCATCATCTTCCGGTGACTTGCCGATGATCGGCACCCCCACCGCTTTAGCGAACTCTTTGAGCTTCACGTGGTCCACCACCTGGGTCTGCCTCAGGCCGAGATGCCTGAACGCCATGGCGTGGATCGTGCTCACGTTATTGGACCGCTTCAAGCCTAGACGCGACAGCGCCTCGCTCGCCGCAGCACGGGTGAAAGACACGAAAGCGATGCGCTCAGCTTGCACCCCAGTGTCCCGGGTGTGCTTCACTCGACGCAGTAACTCCGTGGTCTTGCCCGTGCCGGGAGGCCCGTAGATGGCCTCGACTCTCATCAGCCTCGGTGCGTGATGGCTCGGACCGCCCACATGCTGGCAGTCTCGGCGTTGGTGATGGCGACGGAATACATGCGCTGCACTTCGGCGTCGTGCACCGAGTCACGCAGCGCGTTGATGTAGCCGATGAGGTCGCTGAAATCTGCCTTAACCTTCGCCACGCGACGAGCCTCGTCGCTGGACAAATCGCGGTACCCAGTAGGCGCAGGGGCGGGTGCCGGGGCGGGTGCGACCGGGATAGGCTCGGGCTTCGCCTCAAGCTCCTCGGTAGGCATCGTGGTCGGCATCGTCTTGAAATCGTCGTGCGGCTCGGTGGTCGCGCTCTTTTTGGTAGCCATTTCGGTCTCCAGTAGAGGGGCCACGCCTCTCAGCGCAGCCCCAGGTCACATCAATACTCGCTATCTGCGGCGACAGGCTCGGAGTCGTAGTCATTGCTGACCTTCACGCCACCGGCACGAATCGTCTCGTACAGCTTCTCGGCACGCTCGTAGACGTCCTTCGCAACGTAGCCCAGCGGGGTCACGTTGTAATTGAAGTACGACTCGTTACGCGCGTTGGTCTCGGTGACCGAGGAGAGCTTATAAGCCCGCGCGAAAGAATCCGTGTTCGACATCCGAATCAGCGAATTCCAGCGCTTGCTGACCTTCATCTTGGACTTGGCCATCGACAGCACCGCCTCGGTCCAGCCCTCGCCGCTGCGCACCAGCACGAAGTGTTGAGCCGTGTCGGTAGCCTCCAGGCCTTCCTCGCCGAGCTTGGCGATCTCGGCTTCAGCCAGTTCGCGCGTCGCGAATGCGCCACGGAACCCGTTGCTGCCGCCACCACCCTGCTTGCGGTCCTTCCAGATCAGGAATTGCTTGGTGTAATACACCGGAATCACCGTCACGTTCTCACCATAGAGTTCGCGCGTGACGTTATTGAAGAGCATACCCTCTTCCGCGCCCTCGATGTAGGCCGCGTCCTTCTTATTACGCGCCGGGGACAGCGCTTGCACGAGTTCGATCCGGGGGATGATCATGTCGTCGGTGCCGACATTCTCCGCGCCCCGTGCCACGCCCTGCGGGAGCCAGTCCGGTGCCTCGTTGGTTACCAGTTCGAACTGTTCAGCTTCCTTGACTGCCAGATTCGTCTTTGCCATTTATATGCTCCAGTTGGTTAAAAAAGACGCACGTCGTGCGCCGGGTATCCGGCTCTCGCCGAATTCTGTCATGCCTTCGTAATCGAGGCACGGGTGAAAGGGGACACATTCAGCATCGTGTCCGGGATCTCTTCACCGTTCTTGTACATGCCCTTGACCGCTGCTTTCAGCGTCGAGGCGTTAACTGTCTCTTGCAGCAAGTCGCCGCGCCCGTTATCGCGCAGCCACTCGTAGAATTTATCTTTCATGTCAGCCTTCACCGACACGTGCATATCCGCTGTGAGCGACACGCGCCCTACACCGGCTACCGTGATGCGGTCTACGCCATCCTCTTCCATCTTGGCGGGCACCTTTGTGATCCGCAGGAAGTCGAATTCCTTATTGATCAGCTTCAGTTCGTCCTCTAGTCGTTCTTTGGCCTTCTGAATGGTGCTCATCGATTCGATGATCTGCACCAACGTCATGCTGTCGTATTTGCTGTATTCGTTCTCAGTAGACATGAGCATTCTCCGCAATGTCAATGGTAGCACAAGTGTACGCGGCGTCGCGCGAATTCCACTTCAGTACGTTGAATACGGTGGTCTTCTCCCGGGCGATCGCGAACACGATGCCGGTGATGATGGGCGAGCCGCTGGGGGCGATGAAGTCGCGCTTCGGGTCGAATTCCTTCATGCGGTCGCGGATGGCCGCGATGAGCTTCCGATTGTGCAGCGAATTAGGTACGCCCGAAATCTCAGCCACCGACAGGAACTGCACGTCGCCCCATTCCTCGGCGGGTGCGTAATTGGCTGTCGGCACTTCGTGCGTGACATAGACTTTAGGTCTGCTCATGATCTCCTCTATTAACTGATGCGCTCATTATAACCTACGTGATCGATCCCAGGAATGTGCGATCGTTTACGTCGTTGATGGTCGTGCGGACGAACTCGGACACGTCTTTCTTGGACTTGAGCGCCTCCACCACCACGCCATCCACGGTGCCTTCCGCGATGATGTCGATGTAGGTCACACTCTTGGTCTGACCAATGCGGTGCGCCCGATCCTCGGACTGTTCGCGGTCGGTGAAAGAGAACGAATTCGAGTAGTACACCACGAGTTCGGCCTTCGTCATGTTCAGGCCCACACCGCCGGTGGCCGCGTTGCCCACCAGGAATCGCGCTTTGCCCGTCTGGAACAGGTTCTGCACGTTGTAGTCCCGCTGCGCCTCGTTCACGCCGCCGTGAATCTCGACGACCGAATGGTCGCCGTACTTCTCACGGAGTGCCGCCGACACCATGTGGATCTCTTCGAGGAACCGGCACCACACAATCGTGCTGACCTCGTTCTCTTCGGCGATCGCGAGCAATTCCTCTACTTTAGGATTCTTGCCAGGGATTCGGCAATGCTCAAATTTCGATTGATCGTACAGATCGGGATTCCTCTCGTACGTGATGATTCCACCACTGATCTCCTGGAGTCGGAGCATCCGTTCGAGGACCGTTTTGACTGTGATTCCCCTATCTCCAGATACCGTCTGGTCACGTTTAGCAATGTCTCGATATAGTCGTCTTTGTTCATCTGTTAACTGCACTTCACGAATCTCGTATACCTTCGGCGGCAGTTCGGTCAGGACTTCCGACTTGCGCACCTGATACACGAAAGGACTGATAAGCTCGATAAGCTCCTCAAGGTTCTGGTACCCGACGATCTGTTTCTCTTCGTACCCGCCCATGATCGCGTAACGGTTACGGAACGAGTAGAAATCCCCGATCCCGATAATGTTCGGGTCGAGGAACTCGAACTGCATGAACACGTCCATCGGGCCATTCGCCACCGGGGTGCCGGTCATCACGACCTTGTACGCCGCCGACTTGCCCAGGCTCACGCAGTTCTTACTGCGGATCGCGCCGTGATTCTTGATCATATGGGCCTCGTCCACGATCATGCCAACCCGGATGCTCGTGTCCACGAACTTCCGAGCGAGGTGGATCGCGTTACCCGCAGCAAGCGACTCGGTGCCGACGATCAGGAATTTCAGCCGCCCATCGACCTTCGAGTTCCACTCATCGAACACCTTCGGCTTGCCAGTGTCCAGGATCATCACGTCGGTCTCCACCGGACAGTGGATGCCGATCTCGCGCTCCCAGTTCTTTCGCGTGCTGAACTTGGTCACCACCAGAACCCGCTCGACCTTGGCATCCTGGTAATACCCGCAGAACAGGTCCAGTGATGTCTTGGTCTTGCCGGTGCCCATGTCCATGTAGAAAGCGTACGCAGACTTGCCCCACGCATGATCGAGTGCCTTCAATTGGTACGGGCGTGGCTCCGTCTTGAACCGGTAGACCGACGGGAATTTCGCTACCGATCGCGCACGAGTTCGCTCCATAGACGTTCGCGCAGCCTCATGAGCTTCAGGGCTGAATACGTCCACAGGAAAAGAATTAAGGAGGTACTCGCTGTTAGCACGAAGAGCAGGAGCCGTCCACACTCTACGACGAGGATCCCAACGACGATTAGGAACTTGACGAACCTTATCAACAAGCCACGGAGGAGTCGCGATGATGAAACGGCCAGTGCGCGCGTCATATGTGATGCTGATCTTAGAACTCTGACTGGAATTCGGGGTCATCTGCTCGCACCTCGTGTTCGTCGGTGATGGGGGCATACCACACATTGATCACTTTGCCGCCGGGGATTCGCATTTTGTCGTGATCCGCGCCACAGTCTCGCCGCAGACAGGTCCACAGGTCCATCCCGGTCATGACCTCGGCCTTGTTACGCTTGAGGTACTCTGAGAATGCCGTGCCCCGGAACACCACGCACCGCACGCCGTTGATCACCTGCACCACCGGGATGTTCCGTAGCAGCGCCTTGCGATCCTCGGTGTTCGTTCCTTCCGAACTCAGATCAGCTTTTTGCACGAATTCGACGAACTTGGCCTGAACAACGCCCGACGCGCTCGCCTCCTTCGGCACCTCAACCGTACGCAGGGTCGGCACCAGCGGGTCGAGGATTCTCTTTCGCCACGAATCCTGACTGATCTTCGGGATGTTGACCTTGAGCTTCTCGAATATCAGCGTACCCATCGCCGCCGGGTCGCGCAGCACCACCGTCGGGATGTTGTTAATAAGCTGGCCGTTGACGTGGATACCCCACCGTGGAGGCTCGGACTGGTACTCGATCAGTTCGCTGAAAATCGGCAGCGAGTCGTGCGCGTCGAGTTCCTTCTTCTCGTCCATCGAGATTCCGAACTCGCGCGTGACGCACACCTTACGATCACACAGGCTCTTGCAGGGCTCCTCGCCGCATTTGTACAGGTAATCACGCCTGGACGCTGACCGGATCACCTTCTTGGCCTCGGACGGTGGCAGCGGCTTGTCGAACATCTGCTTGTTCAACGCCATCGCGTCGTCGAAGAACGAGTCCGGTCGCGCCCGCTTGAGATAGATCACCACGTTGTACATGGCGTCATTTCGGGCACCGGACTCCACGCCGGTGTGGATCATCTTCTGAACGCAGGGTGGTGCCTCCAGGTGCTCCCGCTGCGTGAACTCGGCCAGTTCTGCCGCGCTGATCCGCTTGGATTGGGCATACTGCACGAATAACTCGAACGTCATCCGCTCGCCGTTCTCGTCGAATGCGTACCGCTTGGAATCAGCAGCGTCGAAGTAACACAGGTTGATCCAGTTCCCGAGCGCCTTCTCGCCGCTGCTGGTCACCAGCGAGTCCTGCTTCGGGAAGATCTCGGTCTTGTACGGGATCTTGAGCATGTCGCGCCAGGAGGCCAACAGCCGCTGCACCTGCTTGGCCGGGAGGTACTCCGACCCGAACACGTACAGGTGCGCCCCACCACGCTTGGTACGACACATTACCAGCGGGAGCCGGTACTCCTTGATCTTTGCCGCGAGCGACTTGAAGTCGATGTCCTCGGGCGTGTCATGCTTGTCAATGTCGATGGCACCGAACGCGCACGTGTCGCCGTCCGTGATCGGGACGATGCCGAGACCCATCCGGCCCTCGATGTGCGCCTCGTACGCCGCAAGCGGCACCTCGGCTTTGATGGTGGACATATTCCCGGTGCTGGGATCCCACTCACCGTAGGAACGGAGATTGCCCGCGAACAGGCCTGCGAAGTCTTCTACCAGACTGGTCATTCTTCCCTCTATGCTAGGCTATAGATTGACACCGGGGATCCGGCGGTGATGTAATCATACCACACCCCGCTCAGGCCTTCAACCCCTGACATTGTTACATCGTTCCATCATGATGTAACGCCTGATGTAACACCCTCTCCCAATCGAAGAACAGGCCCTCTGTTACATTGTTACATATGCGCGGGGGTGCGAGACTCTGGTTCGGAAACCGGAATATGGGGGGTAGTCGATGGAACGGTGGAACAGCGCTACACCCTTCCAGAAGCCGCGTCCGACGCGGGCTCTGAGCCTATGGTCTGTTACATCACCGTTCCATCTCGATGTAACAGAATTGGGGTTCTCCCTAATACGAACCGGGTCTCCAGACGCCAGACCACCCCGAACCCCCACCTCAGGGTTCATCTGAGTATTCTCACGTACGTGCATGAATGCAGAGAGACGTCTCCGAGGCTCTCGGAGCGCTTCTAGGGGGTGGGAGCTATATTAGTAGCTGATCACTGCATCGAGCCCAGCGGAGAGGCTCCGGGGGGCATCGGCGGTATACCGGGCTGTTGGACAGACTCTTCCGGATACTGCTGCTTGATCGGTCGAGTGCCAGCCAGACCACCAGCGAGGGCGGCTCCGGCACCGGTTACCCCGGTGGCCTGAAGCAGTTCCTGTTCCTGCTGTTTCAGCGACTGCATGATGCCGCCCAACACCCGGTCGGTTTGCGCGGCGGGGGTCAGGAGCTTCTCGACGGTGGGGGCAGCGATCCGGGGAGGCATCCCGACGACATTCGGGAAATTACTCCGGAGAGCTTCCATCCCGGCCATGAACGGACGGCCGGCCAACAGGTTCGTGGCGGCACCAACTCCGGAACCATCGGCGTCCAGGTCTGTATCCAAAGGCGTGCGACGGAATCCGGCTTTCTCGGTCTGCAGCATCGCCCGTTCTTCAGCCAGTCGCGTCTTGAACGCGTCAAACGCGTCGTCGTCACGGAAAGCGCGGCGAAGCTTATCCTCGGTGCCACGCGGGAAGATTGCCTGCGCCGGGTCAGCGGCGGGGCCTGCAGCACGCAGACGCTCAAGCATCGACTGGGCGATACCAGCGCGGAATGCGTCGTACTCGCTGGGCGAGTTCTTGAACCGGTCGATCGCCTTTCGCATCTCGAGTTCGGGCAACTGAATGACACGCTGCCCCTGCTCCATCGCCGTCTGCATCTCCATGTCTCCGGCGAACGTCTGGCGGGCGATCCGGTACTCGGGCGACGCGTTCTCCATATCCTTGAGAAGGCGATTCTTCATGCTGATCAGCGTGGCAGCCTGATTGGTTTCTCCAGCCCGCATCGCCGTGTTGATCATGTCGTCGAGCGCGATCTTCGTCTCGTGCAGCCCGCGCAGAGTGTTCTTGGGGTCGGCCAGATCCAGGCCCAGATCCTCCATCCGGCGTTGCCCTGCCCTCATCGCTTGCTGGAACGACGGCAGATTGCGCAATTTAGCGATGTCTGGTGCCGACTGTGCACTGAACGTCGGTGCTGCCGAGTAAGCGGCGTCGTACAAGGCGTTAGCCTCGGTCGAGCGCTTCTTGATCAGGTCCTGGATGTCGGTGTAGAAATCCTTCGATCCGGACATCAACGTGCGCAGATCGTCCGACACTCGAGGAATACGCTCGGCCCCGCGTGCTGCAAGTTCGCCTTTGGCGGTACGGCGGGCTTCGCCCGGTGCTGCCGACGCACGGCGCAAGAGTGCTGCGGTGTTCTCGCCCAGATCAGCGATGGTCATCTCACCCCGCTGCACGGCAAGCAACCGCGCCGCTGCCTGATCGGGAGTCAAGCCGTCTTTCTCAAGAGCACGGGCGATCGCGATATCCGCTGCTTTGTTCGAGTCGCCGAACCCCATCGCCTGCTTGACTTTCGCAAAGGCGGGTGCGGCGATATATTTACCGGCCAGACCGAGGCTACCGGCAGTTGCACCACCGGCCACCGCACCCCTGAACGCCTCGCCACCCCACTCGGAAGCGGGCTTTTCAGTGGTGCCGATAGCAGTCGTCCCGCCAGCAACAGCGCCAGTACCGGCCATGCGGCCCACGGTCGGTTGAGTGCCCAACAGCAATTGCGCTGCCCGAGGGCCGACCGTCGAAGCTAGGGTGCGTCCGAGGCCGGGAATAAGGCTCGCGCCACCGGTCGCGATTGCCGGAGCCAGCGCGCCGGTGATCTCTGCTGCCGTGCCGATGACTGGGTGCTCCTCGCCGTATTTACGCAGCGCTTCGCGTTCAGCCTTCACGAGGTCTTCGTAGTTACCTTGCCCGAACGCCGAGCGCAGGCCTGCAATCGCCTCGTCGGAGAATCCGAACGTCAGGCCTTGCAGGAACTGACTACCGGCACCGGTGGAGAAAGGCGCGGGGCGGGGTCTAGCCGGAGCTGCGGGCGCTGCGGCGGGAGCAGAAGCGCTGCCAGTCTTTTGGGCTTCGAATCGCCTGATTGTGGCTTCTGAAGTACCGTCAGGAAATTCATAGATCACCCCTCCGATGACGCGTTCGATAGGCATTATCGAATCTCCCGGCCCTGGGCGTCAACACGCACCCGAGGCATACCAAAGTATTGTTGATAGGTCATACGCCTTGGATTCAGCGTAATCTTCCCTTCCCGGTCCGTGATCGTGATCGGGTTAGACTCTAGATACTTACGCCATTCCGATTGAGCGTGCGGAGTGATCGCGCCGTTGACCGCCGCGTAACGCTGCATATACTCGTTGTAGTCGCGGTCGCGCTGGCGCTGAGCGATCTGGAACTTGATAATATTCTCGTTCGTCGTCGGCTCTTTGTCGCTGCTGAACGTACCAAGCTGCATCCAGCGCATATCGGCGTTCGACACGTTGGAGTCGCCCGGGATGCGGTTCATCTTGGCCGAACGTGCTGCGATCGAGTCGAACTCCGAGATCTTCGCACGGTCACCCGACAGCACCTTCGCGGCACCACCCACCACGGGCAGACCGTACGTCACGCCGGTGCTGATCTGGGAGTTCAGTGTGAGGGCACGCCGCAAGTCGTTGAGATCATCGTCGATACCAGAGATATGCGGAGCGATCTTCTCGTTGATATACTTATTGGCTTCTTCTTGATCTTTCGTTCTCTTAGCCGCAGCCTCTCTGTTGTTGAGCCCTGCGAAACTGATCTTAGGATCGATGGGTACCCCCGCATCGCGAGCGGTCTGCACGATGGCCTGGGTGTTTCCTTGCCGGATGTGATCATCGATCTCCTGCCTCGTGCGAGTCGTCTGCGCTTCCTGGCTCTGAATAGTGGTGACTTTCCCTTGGCGCTCCAGTGCCACGTCGGTCGCGATTTCGCGCCGAGCGCGTGCCAGATCATTCGGATCGAGAGGATCGCCGCCGAATTGCTGCAGCTTCTTGGCGACCTCTGGGTTATCCCTGCGGAATACCTCGCGGCGAGCTTCCATCCGGGCAACACCGAGTTGGTCGGGATTCGTGAGGTCCAGACCGAGCCGAGTGGCGATATCCCGCAGGTTCTTGGTCTCCTCGAACTGACGGAATTTGGGCGCAAACGCCGGGTCAGTTAAAGAAATGCCAGTCTGCGCTGCGAACAGTTTCATCTCTGGCGTCGCTTTGTCACCTGCGAGAAGCTCTTTGACACGGGCAATGCCTTCGGGTGAGCGGGGGTCGATACCCTCCGATTGCACCTGCTGCTGGTACGCGGTGAGCTTAGGCGACAATTTCGAGGCCACCGACAGACCGAGTTGTGCGGCCTGTGTCTCTTCACCCATCGCGGCACGAGCGAGTTCGTAGCGCATCTGCGCGAGTTTAGCAGCACGCTCCTCCTCACCGGACTGGGCTTTTTGGTATGCGCCGACTGCAGAGCCAAGCGATTCACCGAAAGAGCCAGTACGAGTCGGGGCTAAAAATCCCTGTGCCAGCGCCAGCATGGCGGGGTCAATTCGACCCTTACGATTCTGGAGCGCAGCCACCATGGCCTCGCGAGCAGCGTCTACCTCGGCCTTCGCCTTCTGATACGCTTCGCTATCCGCGCCCATGGCTTGACGGCCAAGCGCAGACAGAGAGATCGACCCGACTTGATTCGGGTCAACCCTCAGCATCCTCGCCAAAAGCGGGCTAAAGCCGCTGTCTTCGGTGGTCTCAGCCATGATTAGCCCCCTCCTCCGGGTCCGGGATCAGGAGTGGCACCACCCCCACCCCCGAGACCGCCCAGCCAGCTACCCGCCCTCGTAAGCAGGTCGAAGAATCCGGACGCGGCGCTAGTGCCACCCGAACCCGCTGCGAACAGCGAGCCAAGACCCGCGATTTGTGCCAGCGGCGACGTGCTGTACGCACCGGGGATGGGGCCGACGGCCTTCTCCGACACCATGCTCGGTACCTTGAGGTTCGCATAGACGTCAGCCGCGCTCTTGGCGGCAGCGACGGGTGCCAGAATCTGCGATTGCCGGAATTGCTGCTCCTTGCTGCCAAGGCCGTATGCCTCCTCGAGCGCTTTGGTGGCGGCGTCGAGGTCTGCGGAAGCGATGCTCTGCTGAGCGAGTGCTCCTTGACGCGTGAGACCGGCTTGCTGCGCAGCAGTGTCGAGGGCCTTACCGTACGCTTGCTGCAGCGCCGAGGTCTGCTGCCCGAGCAGATTCGCTTGCACATCGGCACCCATCTGGCCCAGAGCACCCATCATCCGCTGAGAACCCATGCCGCCAGTGCCAGCAAAAGCACCACGCAGGGTCGGGAGGAGGTTGCGCTGCAGGTTCTGCTGCTGCAAACGCTCCATTTCCTGGAGCAGTCCCGGACGGGTAGTCCCTGACGCGTCGGTGAATTGCGTCATGTAGGGACTCATGTAGGTCCCGATCATCTCGGGCGTGATACCCTTGGCGGCTTCCTCGGCAGTAAGACCAGCCTTTCGCATCAGATCGGTATAGCCGGTCAGAGCGGTGGGGGCGAGATCCAGCGCCTTCTGCTGCAGGGTGGACATCGGGGCCACCAACTGCTGACCAGTCTGCCCCATCAGGGCTTGACCGGGTTTAGCGAGGTCCTGCAGATACTGGGTATACCAATCAGGACCGGTGGTGGAAATGTCCTTGGTGGTAGTAATATTCGGTAGCGGGTCACCCTGAAGCAGACTCATTTCGTGGCCTCTTTAAGATATTGCAGGGGGGATTTAGCCTTGGGCGGGATAGATTTCAGAGGTCCGCCACGCTTGTGTTTACGAATCGCCTCGCGCATCGCATCGAGCTTCTTGGCACCCTCTCGGTTCGAGCCATCACCCAGTGCCGCAACGATTTCCGCGTCGAAGACATATTCACCGTCCGCAAGCTTCGCGGGGATCAGGTCGTCTTGCCCGCCCCCGGCACCCTGCACGTAGTGTGAACCTTTATGCGGCACGTCGCCCCCCGCTGCCGCCATCAATGGCGACGAAAGCATTGTACCACCCTCGGCATATTGTTGTACAGTGCCGCCGCGACGGTACTGACCTAGACCGCCGCCCGGCGTCGTCTCGTTGCCGTAGGAGAAGTAGTCAGAGCCATAGGGTGACACCCCAGACGCTTTCTGCAAGGCGGAGATCGCCTCGGATTCCTGCTGCTGGGGCATGAGCCCAAGCATCGCGGCGAGTGCTGCCAGATTTGGCGCTGAAGGGATTTGTCTAAACATACCGCCCAACCATGTTTCTTTTGGTGATGTAGGGGTGTAACTAGGCGTTGCAGCCGCCGCTGGTGCCTGAGCGTAGGTGATGTTGGTGGGGCCTCCAACTCCGGGACCTGTGCCGCCCCCGGTTCCTGTTCCGGTGCCCGTTCCTGTTCCTGTTCCTGTTCCTGTTCCAGTACCCGTGCCGGTCCCAGTACCAGTTCCTGTACCTGTCCCGGTGCCCGTACCAGTCCCGGTACCCGTTCCGGTACCTCTTCCGGTACCTGTCCCGGTGCTGAGGCCGGTACCCGTTCCGGTACCCGTGGCTACGCCAGTTCCCGTTCCAGTGCCGACACCTGTTCCGGTGCCAGTTCCTGTGCCCGTCCCGATTCCGGTCCCCGTACCCACGCCAGTGCCGGTCCCAGTGCCCGTCCCGGTCCCCGTACCAGTACCGACCCCGGTGCCAGTTCCCGTGCCGGTTCCAGTGCCAACGCCCGTTCCGACACCTGTTCCGGTTCCGGTGCCTACGCCGGTACCTACGCCGGTACCCGTGCCGACCCCAGTCGCGGTTCCCACTCCGGTAGAAACGCCCGTGGCGGCACCAGTTCCGACTCCGACCCCGGTGCTCGTAGAAACGGCAGTTCCGGTACCGACGCCCGTGCTTGTGGAGACGGCGGTGGATACCCCGGTAGCGGCCCCGGTTCCCGTGGACACGCCCGCCGGAACCCCGGTGCTGGTCGACACTCCGGTAGCCACCCCCGCACCCGTGGAAACGCTGGTAGAAACGCCAGTCGCTGTCCCCACACTAGTCGCAACACCCGTAGCCACCCCGGTCGACACTCCAGTGCTGGTAGCGACGCCGGTGCTGGTGGAAACGCCCGTTGCTACCCCAGTCGCGGCTCCGGTGCTGGTAGAGACTCCGGTAGAAACGCCGGTGGTCCCGGGTGTTCCGGGCGTACCGGGTGTTCCGGTCGTAGTGCCAGTGGTAGTCGTCCCGGTCTCGGATGTTGGAGCGGTGACGCCACCCTCCCCTCCGACAGGGCGACGGGGAATCGTCTTCCTTCCGTCGGTACCCACCTCTGCTCCAGGGGCAAGGGAACTCGCTACCTGACCAGACACGTCTGCAGCACCCCCGGTGATTACGGGCTGAACATCGAAAGGCCCGAGGGTCGTGGCAGCGGTGGACCCGCCAGCGGTCGTTCCACCGGCGGTCGTTCCACCAGTGGTCGTCCCACCCGAAGTCGTCCCGCCAGTGGTCGTGGTGCTCGACGGCGTACTCGCTGAAGTATCTCCAGCCGTGGGAGAAAGAGCCGTCGCTGTAGCCGACGATGAGGCCCCACCGGGTTGACCGGTCGTCCTGGTGGTGACGGTCTCGGTGTCCCTGGGCCTAGTGGTGGTATCGGTCTCCTCGATCTCGATCTCGGGGATGTCGATGAAGGGCAGATTCGGCAGGGTGTAAGTATACGCCGGAAGATCGGTCGGAAGCCTTCCGGTGGTTCCAGTCGCGCCAGTTCTGCCGGTCGATGTCTCCGGGATGATCCTGACGTTCGTGACGGTCGGAGGACGATTCGGGTCCTGAGTAGTGGTCGTGGTTCTTTCCACGCCCTGACCTAAGAGGGCACCGATCACGCCACCAGCGGGGCCTCCGAGCAACGTTCCGATGGCGACATACCTGCCTGTCCTGGGGTCGTAAACCAGCCTATCTTCGGTCCTGGTGCTGGCAGCGAGTTGAGCCGTCTCGTCATCACCATAAGCCCGCGCGACGTCAGCCAGAGTCTCGGAACGCTCGAATGCGTCCTGAATGTCGGCCAAAATGTCCGCGTAATCTCGGTTCTGACCGGTCGCGGCGTTGGCGGCGGCAAGAGCGGTGTCTGGATCGGCACCAGCCCTTATCTGGTCTCCGAACACCCTGGCACCGACATCGCCGGTAGCAGCGGCGAATCGATCTAGAGTGCCGGATTGGGACAGACTGGACAGGGCATTGATCATCCCCGGAACACCACCAGTGGCAGCGGCATATGCCGCCTGACCCAGACGACCGACATCCGAGACTGTCAGATCGGTACCGCCTACTTTGGTGGCACCAGCACCTTGAAACTGGGAGAGACTCTGTGCTGCATTTATCGCCCCCAGCACATCCCCCCGGTTGTAAGCGTCGATCCCCCTAACGACAGCAGCCGCGTCGCCGATGTTCTTGGCAGTATTGGCAGAGATTACCCCAAAGTCGCCTCCGACGAGGCCTACGTCGGCACCGACACCGAGACCACCACTCACCAAAGAAGTCAAAGCGCCGATCTTGTTACCCTGGCTATACTGGAGCGCCGCGTTAGCGAGCATTCCGTATGGGCCGAGAGCCGGGGCTATCATGGAAAAAATCGCGCTTACCGGGCCTTTCCACGCCTCTGAATAATCGAACCCCCTGGCCTGTCCGACCGGGTTACCGGCGGCGTCGTAACTTACGGTGAAGCCACTATCACCGCCGGTGAAGATGCGCTGCTCGCTCCCGGTCAGATTGCCGTTGTCGTCATAAAAAAGAGAAGTCTCGACCTTCTTGCCGACCAGACCAGCATCCCTAAGCGCCTGAGAATCACCGACCGTTCCTTCTTTGAACGCTTTAAATCCACCGCCGGTACGCTCGCCGGAGAAGTCGCTCCCGATCGGCAACGACGTGACGGTGTAGTCGCCTACATTGATTCCGTAATCTGTGTAAGTGCTCGCCTCTCCCAGACCATACGCCTGGATGTAGCTTGCCCTAAGCCTGTCGGCCAGCGTCGGGTCCTGGCTTAGAGCAGACGACAAGAGAGTACGAGGAGAAGTAGAGGCAGCAGCCCCCGTGCCGGTTGCTGCACCGGCACCAGTTGATGCACCAACACTGGTCGCGGCACCGGCACCAACGCCAACACCGGCACCAGCGATTGTACTGGTCCCCGCCCCAGCACCGGCACCGATGGTACTGCCAACCCCCGTTCCGGCGTCCGACAACAGGGTTTGGGCTCTCGTTAGCTGATCTTGGGGGATACCGAATCTTGAAGCCGCACCCTGCATGGACTGCTGCAGGGTGAACCCTTGAGCCATGGATTCTTGCAGACCCTGGGCTACCTGCTGGTCAGTGTACGCACCCGCTGGAGCCGCACTCGCGGATTGTATCTGGCGCATCTGGTCGGCGGGACCAGTCGCCTGCGCAAGAGCGCCAGCCCCAGCGGTAGGCTGAACTTGCTTCGCTTGGTACTCGGGCGACCGCATGAACTCCGCAGCGACCATTTCGGGCGTGTAACCTTGCGTATTCATGGCATTGAGCCAGAAATCACGCCCACTTTGATCTGCCGCTCGACCAAGCACCTGCTGGTACAGATTGTCCAGCACCATGCCGTTGTACGAAGAGTCGGGTGCGGATACAGACACGGATGCAGGAGCCGGTGCTGTTGGTGCTTGCGTACGCAAACCAGACGCCAGATTCTGCAGTGTGCTCCAGTTATCGTCGGTCTGTGTCCCAGCGGCGGTACGGATCTGAGAGTCCGTGTAGCCCCTTCCGATCAGGTCGTTGTAATAAGCGGCCTTCTGGAGAGGGCTCATGCCTGAGACCTCTGGATCAAGGGTCAATTGATCGAGTTGCATTATCTGCCCGACGCGCTCAATGTATTAACTACCGCCATTGCCCACTCCTGCCAGTCGTCATACTGGTAAGGGCTTGGTATACCATCACGGGTGAACAGGTCGATTCCGCTGAATCCCGCCGCCCAGCCCTTCCAGTTATCCTCGCCACTGGGAATTTCGAGGTTCTGTGACCCATAAGCCTCGCACATGAGCGCGGCCCAGGAATCCCAGGTCTGATAGCGGGGATCATAGACCAGAGCCATCAGTAGCCCCGGACATCGCCGAAATCGGCACTGATGATGATCTTGCCGGTCTGGTAGTCACCACCGGCTTCGTTACTCACGAATCTCAAACGAGCCTCGCGGCGTTGCTCGCGCATATCGATTTTGTGCGTATCGAACTCGAATGTGTATGGCCCGCTGGTGTAGTCGTCGGCTTGCGCGTACGGACGACCCACCACATATAGTTCCATGGTGCCGGACTGGACAAAATCCGGCTCAACACGTTCAATGCGGAGCCACCGATTTTCGCCATCGGCTGTGGCTTGCGATGGGCCGCCGGACACCCACCCGAGATCGTTAGTCTCAAAGTAAGACTCGATCGCCTCGAAAGACGCACCGCGAACCGCATCGGTGCCGATTTCGTGCTGCCAAAGACTCACGAAGTTGCCAACGCTGGTTACCGTTAACTGGAACCCCGATCCACCGGGGATACTCGCGCTCAGCACGTCGCCCGCAAGGTAGCCAGATCCCGGATCATAGACCGTCGCCACAGTGACGATACCACCAGCCACAGTAATATTGGCCGTCGCGTTGACTCCGGTGCCTCCAGTGAGGGGGGTGCTGTTGTACGTACCGTTGGTGTACAGGGTGCCACCACTGGTCAGAGTGGCAGTCCTGATGCCTCCGGCAGCGTTGATCTCCCAACTCGCAGCAATCGGGAAATGGAACACCTGCGAGAAATAGCCAGCCGAGCGGCGTGCGCCGAGCGCTTGACCAGCGTCGTACCAGCAGTTCTCGCGGATGTTGTAGACGATAGCGTCTGTGCACTCGGTGGCGTTGCCACGCGGGTAGAACCACCAGATCTCGCCGAAGCGAGGAACTTTCGTGACCCAGATCTTCTCGCGCTGATCGTAATTCAGGTTATCGAAGAAGTAGTTCTGGTTCATCGAGTTCGGGATCTCCTTCACAACGCCGTTGTATAAAAGGAATCTATCGACACCGCACCAGTAATAGATGCCGTCATATTCGATCACGGACTGGCTTGAAAGAATCGACGACTGGCTGCTGATCAAGTCGTAACGCCAATACTGCGTGACCGCAGTAGCGCCCACGTTTACAGTGGTGGGCACGTAACTAACACGGATGAGCGAGTCGAGCGACCAGAACAGACCAGACGGGGAGTTCGAGCCGCCGCGAACCGGGAGACCTTTCACGATCTTGCCGGTCGCAACGTTCACCGTGTTGGCATCAGTCGACACCCAGTCGCTGATATTTCCCGCTGCACAGTTGCGGATTAGTCCGGCGTTGCCATACACGAACACGTATGGGTGCAGGACCACCACACCACCGGACACGCTCACGTTGTTATTGAAGGACAACGAGACCGCACCAGTGGTCAGGGCATTGGTGGAGAATGTGATAGTGGTGCCCACAATCGACACCACGGTAGTGCCTGGCGCGAAATTGATACCGTCGCCGACCGTTTGACCCGCACCGATCAGCGGGTTTGCCGCAGCAATCGTCCCCGTGTTCAGACCCGTGGTGAGGGTGACAGTCTCAGTGAACACACCGATCGGACTCATCGAGGTGCCAGTGATGTTCCCGCCGAGCACCGGGGTATCGACGTTGTTGTCGATCAGGGTGAGGTTACGACCTGGATGTGCGAGCAAGAACGTAATCAGCGAATTTGTGTCTGTGAAAGTATCGAACTGCCACAGATTATTCGCGTCCGACGTAAACCCCGTGAGCGTGATCGGAGAGATACCAGAACCAACCCCACTATTATTGATGGGGATGACGACCAAACCACTCGAATACCCGCTGAACACATTGTTGAAATTCTGTTGCGGGTTTAAGAAGATGCCACGTGACGGTCCGGGCAGATTAGCGGTGATCTGGCGGTAGCCACCGATCTTGCGGGGACGACCACGCTGGAACCGCACCCAGCGACCATCCGTGTAGTACATCTTGTCAAAGAATGTACCGTCCCGCTGCACGCCGGGTTTAGTATCCAGAGAGAATACCTTCTTTGTCATGAGAAGGTACCCCCAGCGATGCCACCAGTGAATGTGCCGGTACCGGTAGCGTTCACAGCACCCGTCACGGTCGCGCCCCCGGAACCCACTTCGACGATCTTGTTACCGAGCACGGAGATGCCGAACTTGCCCGCCGCAGGCCGATATACGCCGGTGCTCGTCTCCGAAGCAAAGTTAAGCGACGGAGTGGCCTGAGAACCGTCCAGAAGGCTCACTGTGCTGGCACCAGCCTGAGTCGTGTTCGCATTCAGGAAGTTCGTGCCATCGCAAACGAGCGTGGCTTGCTGACCTGGAGGAACAATCGCTGAGAATCCCAGCCCGGTGGTCAGAGTCAAGGAGAATCCGTTGTCCGTAGTCTGGTTACTCACCACGTAAAGGTTCACCACCGGAGGGTAAACGATGGTGACGTTTCCGGTCAGACTTCCGATGTACTCTTGGATGGTGTTCGATACTTCGCTCGCGGTCAACAGATACGACCCGCTGGTGACGCTTTTGACGAACGACGAGAAGACGAACTGCGAACTGACGCCGTACCCGACGGTCAGGTACTGCGTACCATCACAGATGATGAAAGCCGACTCGGTGGGTGCGAACGTCTTGGAAGAATTACCGTCGATGTTCTCGGCACCGGTGCAACTGACGACTATCGAGCCGGAACCGTTATTCTTGAATAACGTGAACCAGTTATTACCCAGCGTTGCAGCAGCGGGTAAGTTATACGTACCGGCACCACCGGACCACACTTTGGTCTGCGCCCGATCAGCAGCGGCGAAAGTACCGCCGGAAGAGACCGAAGATGCTGGGTGGCTTTGGTTAAGCGTGTTCGAGATCGCAACTAGCCCGTACCCAGCGAGAGTCGAAGCGACCGGAGCGGCGGTCGTGGCACCAAACGCGATCACGCTCCACGTACCGGCCACCGACCCATTGTTCGTGAGGTATAGGTACTGTGACTCACCCGCAGCGATCGTGATGATCGTGCCACCGGCGTTGTTCCTAACCGTGAAAGACGAGGCCCCCAGGTTCTGGATCAACGAATCGGTGCCGACCGACACCTGATTCGCGGGCGGCATCGTGAGGCTCAGGCCCCCGGTAGACGGCGTGACGTCCATGATACGGGCAGCGTAATTGCCCGTGGTGTTGCCATTGATCGGCCACGCCAGGGTCGTATTCGCCGTCAGCGCAATCGCCCGATAACTAACATCGGTCGGCTGAATGACGTCACCGGTGAATGGCGATACGTAGCTCATGTGTCAATCGCGATTGCTTGACGATCGGCGATGCGGAGCTTGTCTTCAGCCTTCAACACATCGATGATCTGAGAATACTGCGCTTGCCACATCGGGATGCGCTCGTCGTTCTTGAGGAACGGCATCGCTTGCAGCAGGGAGCCATAAAGCATGGCCTGGGGAGCGTACTCGGTGAACCAGTTCGTCTGGTTCGAGGAACTTAGCGGCTGAACACGCTCATAGTACAGGATTTCGAAACTATACGCCGCGTCGGGCGTCGGCCCTACAAGCCAATGAGTATAATCGTAATCGCAGTAAAACAGAGGAACGTCAGTCTGCGTAGCATTCGGCCAATAATTTCGGATATACTCATACTTGCGCAAAAGCACCGGCTGACGTTGACCGTTGACGGTGACGTTCATGGATACGGTCTTGTGCCACCGGGCGGGCTTCTCGATAACGGGGTCGCCCAGCACCATGGTGCTAGTATTGACCGTCAGGTTGCCGAGGAACTTCAAATCCGCAGCGATCACCTGCTCGGCGAGCATGATGAACGTCGGGATCTTGTCGATGGTGGCCTGATCGGTGCGCTCCAGATAGCTTTGAATGTTTTCAAACAAGCTATCGTAGGTCATCACTGCTGCTGCAGGCATGGGTCCCCCGACGGTTTAGGATTTCGCATATTATATCACCACCGGAGTATATGGTCAACCCAGAAGAGCGGCTTCAGCGATTCTTCGGCGGGTCAGCCCCGGTAGCACCCGACCAGCCGCCTTGTTCCATTTAACACATTCCTCACGGGCACCCTCCCAGTCTTTCGCGTCTACACGCTTCTTGAAGGTGCTGATCCGGTAGTTACCGAGCCCACAGTTGTAGACCCACGAGAGCACCGCCGCTATTCTGCGGTCTGGCTCACGAATCAAGCCAGGAGACATCTTCAGCAAGCCGCTCACAAAGTGTGCGAGGTGGGTCTGCAGGGCAGCCTCCGCCCTTTCCACCGTCCATACCGTACCCTGCTGTATGTCTCCTCCAGTGCTGCCCCAACCAATAGTCCAAGGGTCACCACCAGTACCAGGATCAGGGTAAGCGGTGCAGCTACCATCGGGAAGCCTTTTTGCGTAACCCTCAAAAGGCTTAACAAGGGTCTGCGCAGCCAGTTGTACAGCATCGGAGATCACTTCTGGTACTTCTCGATAGCGCGACCCACGAACCAGAAGGTAAGGATCATGTTCAGCATCCCGAAGTCATCAGCGTCCCAATTCGCCCGCAAGACTTCGACCCAGGGTGCCCCGCTGTTGATGGCGTAGACGATGGCCGTGATCTTAACGGCGACGTACAATCCGAACAGAATGTAGGTGATGCCCGGGCGAACCAGAGCAGACGCAGCAGAGACCCATTTGTAACTAGCGGAAGCAGTCTGGCTCTGTTCCTTGAAGGCTTCCTGAATGGCGTCGAGTTGCGCGACAGAGTGGTCGACGTACCTTTCCTCCATCCGGAATTGCCCACGCATCTTCTCCAGGTCAGTCTGGAGGGTGAACATCGCGAGTTCGTGCTTACGCTCGTTTCCCTTGTCCAGGAACTTGAGCACCTCCGGAGCCAGACGGAAGATACCGCCGAAGATCGACCCGAGCAGGCCACCACTGAGCATTTCGAACATTACTTGTTCCCTTTCAAGAACTTCTCGCGCTCTTCAAGAAGCTTGACCTTGACTTGAAGGTCGTTGATGTCCTTGTAGATTTGCTCTTTCATGATCGCCCGACGCTCGGCGCTGATCGGACTGTCGGTTGGGACGCCTTCTTTGGTGATCAAGGCAGGCATCTGCCCCTCGATCTTGGTCAGACGCTCAGAGAAAGATGCAACCTGCCCCAACAGCCAAGCAAGCGCAGCCACCACGATAGGAATGACTGCCTTGAGTACGTCTGACCAAGCCATTTCAGATCCCTATGATCTTCTTGACGAACATCGCGGCAACACCAGGGCCTAGGAACACTGCAGCGATCGTGATGTAGAGCAGGATCTCAATGTTACGCATCCGGCGCGTACCCTCTTTGAAGCTCTTTTCAATGTTCTCGTACCGCTGAGCGCATACTGCCTCATGTACCGATAAACGAGTGTCAATGTTATCGTCGCTCATGATTAAAAGTTCTTGAGGGTCTTCGCCAGTGTCTTGCGCTTCTTCATCAGGGAAGAATCAGACTCCTTGACGGCCAGCTTCTTGGCGGGGATCTTCTCATTCGCAGGAACGCCCAATGCCTTATGAAGGGCACCCGGCTTCTTGATCGCCTTCTGAATCCACTTCTCAGCCATTCTCCTGCTCCTTAGGAAGCTCGGCGGTCTGCGGCTTCGCGGCCTCCTTCATGGCCTCGATAAGCTGCCACACCTCCTGATAGGGGCGTGTGCCCAGGTAGCCGATGATCTGATTCGCGAGTTCGATAGAAATCCGGAGTTCCATCATTCACCTCACGCGTCAGGTGCGGGCTCCGGGGTCGGAGCGGGTGCCGGTGCGGGCTCTTCCGTCGGTGCCTCAACTGGGGCTTCCGCAACGGGCAACGGTTGGCTACGCACCGCGAGCATCGCATCGGCTTGACGGTACGCGGTCTGGGCGGTCGTCGTCACGTCAGTCTGACCACGCGCCGCGTGAATACCAGAAGCAATCGCGGTAGCGAAGTAATCCCTAACTGAGATTCCCGGCTCGTTACCAATCGGATTGGCAGGACCGCCGTCGAAAATAGTGTCTTCCATGATTGTTCCTTTAGGTCAATTCGACCAGACCGAGAGATACAGTCGAGGACGCGAGACTTGTCGCCGGTGTGGTTCCTTTATAAACGGCCACACTTGCCGTTCCGCTTGTCACTGTATAAGTTAAGAAATTAGTACCATCAGTTTGGATTTTATTCTGGACTGGGTTGTTGGCGAAGACACTAATAATCCCGCCGATATTCGTAGAACTCCATGTATACCTCGTGATTAGGCGCGGATCTGATCCGAAAGACATCTGATCATCCCGGCCACAAATGAAATAATTGCCGCTATAATAAATGATAGACCCAAAGCTATTCGGACTGCCACCATTCGGATCGAGGGGAAAATTCGCGGGCATGAATGAACCGGTAGACACCTGAGCGGTTGGGAGCGTTGTCATAATGTTCGACCCGTAAAAGTAACCGTAGGTGCCATTGGGGTTCACTCTACCGAACCCCAGCGTGACAAAATCCAACCCGTTTACACGCTGAACCTCAATCGCTCCTGCGCCTGGAGTTCTATAATATGCACCTACCGAAGGGGTGTAAACAGCGGTACCACCATAGTTGTTGCTGACTAAAATATTAGTACCATCAGACACCAATGCGCCAGTGTGGTAGGTGTCTGGGTATGCATTGAGACTTCCACCGTAGCCGTTGTTCATGCTCGTATAAATGGAAGTACTGAGCAGAATAAGCGTCCACGAAGAGCCCGCAGAGAACTGAGCGGCAGTCAAAGATGCGAGCCTGTTGTTAGAACTCTGCCCAGTCATGTACAAGACCCCGTTGTGAACGACTAGAGAGTTAGAATTACCAACAGTGGTCGCGACGGAACCATACTGACTCCAAGAACTCCCATCAGTGCTGGTAAAAAGATAAGCGTTATCGGCTATCAATGCATATACACCAGCAGCAGCCCACCATATGACTTGATAAACACTGCCGTAGCCGCCGGTCTGAGAGCTGAAATCCACATTCCCAGTTTTAGTAGTCGGAGTTGGACCATACTCGATCCAAGTCAAATTGGACGACGAGTTATACCAAGTCACCACCCACCCCGTACCATTACTTGCGGCGTCCCTGAAAACGGTGTTGCCGCCACCACCCGTTGAAAACAACGTTCCAGTAGATGTGGCTGGATCTGTGGTCATGTAGTAACTTTGGTTCCCGTTTTGGCAGGAAACAAAATATCCATTAGCAAGACCTCGGATCATACCCGTGTAACCGCGAGAATCAGTTGCCGATGCCCATGTGGAACCGTTCGTGGACTTCAAGAAACTCGTGATTCCTCCACTTGCTTTTGCGATTAGAACCGTGTTCGACCCTGCTACATTCACGGTACCGTTTATAGTGCTTGAGAACACGTTCGTGCCGGGTGCTGTATGTGTCCAAGCGAATCCGTTGGTGGAAGAAACGATAACATCACCGTTTCCAGTGCGGTCACCAATGCAATAGAACTTCGAATACAGGGACGACCAAGTGATTCCGGCGAAGTCTGTACCAATGTATGCTCCACCCATCGGGTTGTAAAGAGAACCAAAGGTAACCCAGTCAGTCGTAGTAAACACACCGTAATAATTTGACACGAACCACGTCGATCCATTCCAAGAAATCGACTGTGGCGCGTAAGACGCGTTGCTCGAACTGCTGTAAGAGATGTTTATTACGTTATTAAGTGCTGTGTTCAACGTCCAAGAAATTCCGTCACTTGACGTGTAGACTCCATTCGATGTGGCAAGTGCGAATATGGTACCGTCTGTTGCTAAACAAAAAGAATTAGCCGACGAACTGACAGTCACAGCAGTCCATGTGAGCGCGTTGTCGGTGCTGTACATGATGATCCCGCTAAGATACGCAGCGGCGACCCATGTATTACCAATATTTTTAACAAAATAAGCATTGGCAGTTATCAGCAAATTCCCTGTCGCGATTTCAGTCCATGTATTTGCGTCAGTGCTTCGCAAAAGCATCGATTTACTATTGGTATTGTCCCTGCACACCATGACATATACGCTGTTGCCATAAGTCATGGATTTAGCCGACACGTTGGCAGAAGTGGCGTTAACACTTGCGAAAGTGTTGTTCGTTTTCGGGAATTTCCATTGAGGACCCGCGCTGTCGAATACAACGACGGATTCGCCCGCGCCCAGAGTGACGGGACCATCAATCAAGTTCCTCGAATTCCATTGCGTACCGCCCGTTGCGGGAGTGGTAACAGGATTCTGATCGATGATCAGAGGGTAATAACTGGTGCCTGACAACTTTTGAACGGTGATAGAGCTTGAGCCGCCTACCACATTCTGTGCGAGCGCGGTTTTGAGAACAGCAGTCCCACCGGCGGGGACCGTGTAAGCAGTAACGGCGGTACCGGCCAGACTTACGGAAACTGACTTAGGGGTTTGCGGCATGATTGCTCCTTAGCCCATGAAATACCAGAGAAGGGAATTGTCGCCGGAGGCGGTGGCGGCAATTGTAATCGATCCAGAACCGTTTGTGATGCTGATCCCGGTTCCAGCGGTGAGTGTCGCTTTCGTCAGAGTGTTGCCCGTGGTATTCCCGATGAGCAACTGACCGTTGGTGTAGGTCGTCTGACCGGTACCGCCGTTGGCCACGGCCAGGGTACCCGCGACCGTGACAGCACCCGTAGTGGCCGTGCTTGGCGTCAGCCCGGTCGTCCCGAAACTGATGGAGGAGACGTTGGCGACAGAAGACGTCTGGGCGATAATCCGTATTACGCCAAGATTATCCTTGTAGAACAGCTTGCCATCGGTGATGTTGATAGCAAGTTCAGCACCATTGGTGTTGTCCAGATTTCCGGCCAACGGGACAGCCGAAGGCGTCGTGCTGGAGTAAAGCTTGATTGGGGTGAAGCCAGTAGCAGCCATGGTATCCCTCAGAAAGTGCCGCCCGAGATGCCAGAAGTCACGGCATTTGTGGACGGATTATACGTAAACCCGGCGTCCACGCCAAGACCCTGGTTCCCGGTGGTAGACGCGGCCACGAATGGGATGAAGAAGTCGGCGTTGGTGCCGGTTGCCGTTGTAGCCACGTTCGTCGCATTTGTCGCTGACGTAGCATTGCCAGTCAAAGCGCCGTTGAACGTCGTAGTCGAAAGAGTACCAGTGGAAGGAACGTAGGTCAGTTTCGTGCTGGTGACCTTGGCCGGAAGATTCCCGGTATTGGCGGTGACCCACACCGGGTAGACCGTCGAAGAACTGGTCGTGTCCTCGGTGATGCTGATGTTCGTCGCGTCCGTGGCACTACCCGCACTGCCCGCACTCGTGGCGAACCCCACCGACAGGGTGGATTGAGCAACATACCCGGGAGCGGTGCCGTTGGATACTAGAACGTACCCATTCGTGCCGATGGTCAGCTTGTCCAGGGTCGTGGTCGTATTGGCGAATAGCAGATCACCGACAGAATACGAGCCGATGCCCGTACCACCGCGAACCGCAGCCAGGGTCCCAGAGGTAACCTGGGAGGCAGAGATCGCAATCGAGGCGTTGGTGGCCGAGGTTATCTGACCTTGAGCGTTAATTGACAGCGTTACAGCCGTGGCCGCATCACCGTAATTGCCCGCCGTGACCCCGGTGTTGGCGATATTGAAAGTGTACGCCGGAGACTCGGTGAGGCCGGTGCCTGCCGAGTAGGTGATCGGAGTGCCGAACTGAGTGAAGACGATTCCCGTCGTACCAACCGTGACCGGCAGCGGAGTCTGCTGCACCCACGAAGTATTGGCATTCGCCGTACCCGAGGTGATCAGGAAGAAGTCGCCCTGATCGATCTGGTCAACCCCAGAACCCGCGGTATCGAAGTCGGTCGCACGGGTCAGGATGTACACAGCACCGGCGCTACCCGTCTGCGTGACGGTATAGACGCCGTTGTACGCAGCGTTACCTTCGTTCTTGATCAGAACCCGCTTGCCTACATCCGTC